TCTCTTTTGCCGCCTGATAGGCGGACTTTCCAGGTGCACCATCCTTGCCGTCTGCCCCTGGAGCTCCGTCTTTGCCGGGCAGTCCCACCCCGGCAACTTTTTTGCCGTTTACAACGATAGCCATGTGCTACACCTCCACCCATTGCCACATGCCGGGACTGTCGGGCGGCCACGTACAGGGAATCATGTCCCCACCCTCGGCAACCTTGTAGACCTTGCCGTTGTAGCTGTAGTGCTTGCCCGCGTGGCAGTCCATGCCGTACACCCACGGGATGGGGTCGTCCGCTGTGCCAGCGTGCTCGCGGTCAATAGGCCGGTAGATGGCGAGCATGCCGTCGTCGTGCGGGGGCATCTCCTCTTGAGGAGTTACCGCCTGCACCACCCGGTAGAGCTGGCCGCCGTCGTTGAGGATACGGCCCGCCGGGAGCTCCTCTCCTGCCTCCAAAACAGTCTCCCACGCCGGAAACAGATCGGGCATGTCCAGAGCGTAGGTGTCAAGTATGGCCGTGCTGGTGGCCGCATAGGCCCGCATAGCGGCGGCGTATTGCGGAGTTAGTTCAGGTTCCGGCGGTCTTGTGTCCGGGGTGGCCTGTCCTGTTTCGGGGTTGTAGCGCCACCCCTGCTCTACATCGTCCTGTACCTCTACACAGCGCCGTGCAAATGCCTCGCTATACCACTTCTCCGGCGGGAGTGCATATTCCGGGATGATTTCGCGGACAGTGTTATCCTCGTTCAAATAAACCGTTTTCATCAAAACGCCCCCCTACCGTAAATCGCTACATATCCGTGTCCGCCTCTCCCCCCATTTCCAGAGGATTTTTGCTGGTAAAGGAAATTGCAGCCGCCGCCAGCACCACCACCGCCGCCACCTCTGCTGCCATCCGCACCATTGGTTCCGTTTGCGGATGAGGTGGCTCCGTTGCCTCCCCTTCCGCCGCCGCTGCTTCCACCGGATGCTCCTTTCCCATCAGAATTACCGGTCGATGAACCTTTGCTGTTACCGCCGCCACCGCCGCCACCTGGGGCCCTTATTCCAAATGTCATTATAAGAGAGCCATCTTCTCCCTGTTCAGATACAGTTTCATTAACATGTCCTCTTCCGCCAAAGCCAGGACCAGAAGTGATATTTGAAGCCACACCACCAGCTTTACCAGCATAGAAGCTATCCCCTGGAGATCCTCCTGCCGCTGTAATTCCGAAAGCGCTGCTACTGCCTCCGTTCATGCCTTTTCTGCCGCCGATATCGCTGTTTGCACCGTTGGGGCTCACTGAAGTCCCCCCGCTTCCACCAGAGCCGATAACAATATTTTTATTTGAAATTTTAGTGCTGTCTAAAAAATAAGCAACAACTACTTCTCCAGCACCGCCGCCACCGCCGCCTCTACCTTCCCACTCGTTGTAATATTCGTTTGTTTTTCTTATCTCGCCCACACCGCCTCCTCCGCCAGCGCCAACCACAATCACAAAAATATCTGTATATTTGCGGTCGAACGTATGGGTAAAGCTCCCCGGCGATGTGTATTCCTTTACTAGGCTATATCCGATTGAGCCAAGCGCCTGTTCAACACTCGTATCCACGTACCGCTTGTTGGCGGCGTGGTTTTCGCTGGTCGGTAGCCCGCTTAAAGTGAGAGGCCCCGTCATAGTCCCGCCAGTCAAAGGCAGATACTCGCCTCCGCCCTTCCCCGCCAGCTCGTCGATAGCCTCTTGCACATTGGTGGCCTCCAGGCCGCTGCCCGTGTTGCTGTAGCCCACATATTCGGCGGAGAGGTCGCCGCCCTCTCCGTCTTCTGTCACCTCAATGGTGTACGGCCCTTCGCCCAGGCTCTCCCCCATCTGCATCGTGCCGCCGCCGGGTATTGAGAGCCAGGGCGCAGCCGTGGCGATAGCGGCTAACTGGGCGGCGTACTGCTCCAGTGTGGTGCCCTCCGGGGGTTCTATGCCCATAGCCTGTAGTGACGCTGCAATACTTGCCTTAGCGGCGGACAACCGGTCGATTTCGCCCTGAATACTCATACCACACCTCCCATCAGATTGCCGCAAGGGCCTCCTCAATGTCGCCCGTCAGGCTCACCGAGCCCCCAGTGGTGTAACCAGCAGGGACGGCAAAGGAGGTTGTGGTCAAGCCGTCAATCTCCCCGGAGACCGCCCCATTGTTTGCCATTGAGCCAGTGACCTTCGCGCCTTTTGCGTAAGCGGTCTTGCCATTAAGGATATCCCCGGCAACCGCTGTGCCGTCAGAGGTGTCCACATAAGCCTCCGGGATGGCCGCTACCTCAACGGACGTGAGCACCTTCCCGTCCGTAGGCTCTACCGTTTGGACAGACTTGTTGGGCGTAACACTCTTCGTCTCCGGGGTGATCTGCACCTTTCCTGTCCCGCTGTGATACCCCTTCGGGATGGTGTAAGACAGTTTTTCCGGGGTCAGTGTTTCAGTCGCCGCCCCATTGTTTGGCATGGTACCTGTGGTGGTCTTGCCTGCCTTGTCCACAAACACCTTGCCAGTCAATACGTCAGCGGCGGTAGCCGTAACGGAGGATACGTCCTGGTAGTTCCCTGGGATGGCAGCTACTGTCACGTCGGACAGGCCATAATAGCCGGGGTCGGGTGTCACGTTCTGTTGGGCTTTGGTAGGCGTGACGGTCTTGCTCTGGAGGTTATAGTTTCCACCTCCGGACACCCCGGACACCGTGCCACTGCCGTTGTGGTAGCCTTTGGGGATGGTATATGTATCGCCCTCTTGGACAGTAGCAGATACCGCTCCTCTGTTCTCAATTCCCTCAATTTCCGTTGCCAGCTTGGTCAGATCGTCCGTGCTTGTGCCGATGCCCAGTTCAACGGCCTTTGACCTGATAGTGTTCCGCGCTGTTTGGATTCTGCTGATTTCAGTTGCTACACTCATACTTTCCCACCTTTCAAATTGTCCCTAACAGGATTTCGATATTGCCTACCGTCTCCTGCACCGCGGCTGCGGTAATGGGGAGCGTATTATCACCCTCGTCAAAGCCGCTTACTGTGTCCACAGATAACGTCCTTGTGTCTCTGTCCAGCTTTAGCCCGTGCCCGATGTTGTAGGATGTACCTCCTCCACCCTCCGGTAAAGGGATATCCGACGCCTCGTACTGGCCGCTATCCGGGTTCCAAATCTCCCAAAACCCATCCAGGCCGGGCCTCGGGGGATGCTGGTTTAGGTCTGTAATGCGCTCCTCCATCTGCTCAAATTCGGAGGGCAGGGGAGGTGGGAAAGCGTCTACGGCGTTAATGGAGTCATGAACCGTTGCGTAGAATATATTACTGTGCCGCACCTGCTCCCCGAGGGTGCCTCTGACTTGCATTAAATACTGGCCGTCATCAGCCAGCACGGAGGCCGTCAGCAAGGCGGAGTACACTTGCCCGACGCGCTGGAGCTGGATAATATTCTTCTGACCGCTCTTCTCCACATCCACCTTTAAGTCCCACTCGTCTGTGAGGTCGGTGGAGATTTCGAGGGCTACAACCTCATTGTCGCCCTCAAACCCGAGGCAAAATTTAGGCGGGGTGCAGATGTACCAATTTGTCATGATGAGCATTATGTTTCGCCCCCGTCCATCAACCGTTCTATCACTTTACCGTCCTCCAGCTTGTACCGGGGGATGCCGTCCTCGGTGTAGATGGGCCGAGGGAAGTAGTGACCTTGAGCGTGGTGGTATTTGTCGCCGTATCCCCGGTCAATCTCCGTGCCCCAGTCCCCGCTCACAAAGGCGGAGGAGTTGACGGCGGTGATGCGGTTATGTCCATCGGTTTGGACATAAACAATATAGTTTAGGTCAGGTATCATTTCGGCCATAATGTACTCCCTTATAGTTCCGCGGAATTATAATATAGGGTTTGTGCGTTGATTTGGAGTTGACCTTGCGTCGGGTCAATGCGCATTGTCGGGCGGCAATCCACTGCTTTAGCTGGTCGTTTATCGGCCGCACTGTAAAGTTGAAAATACCTCTGGCATTTCGCTAGCTCCTCGGCATAATCCGGCGTCTCGAAGAGCTGCCAGTTGCCTTCCTCGTTTTGGTAGGCTAGAGTTTGGCCGGAGCCAAGTTCTAGCTTGCCTGCAATCAAATTCTTTTCAGTATCCGTTAAGATTGAAAATTGAACGTTTCCACCGGCCAAACCAAGCACTGCAATAGTAATGCCGTTTCCTTGATAAGCATTGATACCTATATTCTCGCTAGTCGCCACAGGGATTGTAACAGTACCGCTAAACAATCCATCCGTTGTTAATATCGAGGCGGTGACAACTTCACCCTGATCAACATTTTGCGTGATCTGGAATAGATCACCTACATTGTTGAGTGTCAGATAATCATGGGCAAGCGTAATTACAGATCCAGGTTTGCCGCATTTCCAGCAATCAAAAATAGACCCATATGATGTACTATAGCTCCTCTCCCCCCTCTGGTTAATGGGAAACTGCCCGCCGCCCTGCTGGGAGCCGCCGCCCACGAAGTACCAGTTGTTCAGCAGGTTACGGCGGGTGCTGGAGCCTAACAAAGCATCGATCTCCTCACCGCTGTATTTGCTGGTATACGAGCCTTCCCCCTGCATCTCCGATACGATTCGTTCCAGTTCCGATACTCGCTCTTCCATTGTCATTGTATCACCTCAGACTGCAAAGATTTGGCGGCCACGCCCGAAAAAGAGTTGCCCGCCGCGGGCCCGAAATCGTCCGGATTCTGATGTTTTAGGCTGTTGGTAGTATACCAGGATACCGCCTGGACCTCCGTTTGACCCACGAGAGCCTTTCCCCGCCGAGCCGCCGTCATTAGTAATCCAGATGCCAGCCGCTCCTGCAATTTCAAAGGGCTCCGAAGATGCAAAAATGCCTCCGGCACCACCACCGCCGCCGCCGCCATGCCCACCATTTCCTCCAGCACCAATTTTATCTTTGGATTCAGGAGGATCAGGGGATGCACCATCTCCACCTTTAGCCCCTTTCCCGTTTGTTTTGCTACCTCCTGGCCCACCATTCTTTCCAAATGCGGCCCCGCCACCGGCTCCGCCGCCGTACAATTCCACGGTTTCTGACCCGAACCCCTCATACGAATATTTGAAGGGGATACCGCTTTGTCCGCCAGTATTCGGGGGGACATCCTCGCCGCTCTCTCCATATTCTCCTCCTCGGCTGGATGCCTGCCCGCCACGGCCACCCGCAGCACCGTTAACGCCTTCTGTTCCGGGTTTAGCAAGCACATCTCCAGATACTGGGTCGGTATATCCTGTATCAGATACGGCCCCCTGTGCAGACGACAAAGCCCCGAAAGTCGTTTCGCCACCAGCAGTGCCCACGGCCCCATTCGTCGCTCCTCCAACGCCTGGGGTGCCGCACTCATAGTGGATGACCTGACCAGGGACAACATCAATTGTCGCCCGGTAGACCTTTCCGCCAGCGCCTGGAGAGCCCTTGTCTCCGCCTTGCCCGCCATCTTCTGGCGAATCAGACCAAGATCCTCCGGCGTTTTGATCCTTCGAAGTCACAATAAGCTGAGATGAGCCGCCCGATTCGCCGTCAAAACCAGCCTGACCTCCTGTCCCCGCTTGGATGCAGACGACAGTAAGCGAATACACTTCATCCGGGATAACATAATCGCCGCTCCCTATAAGTATGTCCTCATAGTCGTAATAGGTCTGATCCTCCGGCGCCGGAGGGATGTATCCCACAATTCCCTCCTCAGATGCCTTAAGAATACCGCTCATAGCAAGGTCAGACGAGCCCAAAAAGATTTCTGCTGTGCCACCGTAAGGATGAGCCGTGCGCACGATATCCCCAGGCTGCTCACCGCTCCACACGACATCCTGCGTAATAGTTTCCCGGTGAGCATAATATTCTGCTAATCTCTCGGCAACTCCTACTGAGTTAACCAGGGACACCAGGTACGCCTCTTTAACGGTGATATCGTCTCCGTTTGCTCCTTGTCCGACATCGCGTACTACGTCCCTCATGCTGTGGATATACTTGGTTCCAGTAAGGGTACCAGTTCCGGCCGACACCTTAGCGTAATTACAGTTGCTTTCCAGCACAGTAAATCCATTGGCCTTGAGGTCATGTACCGGCTCGTCAAAACGGATAATATCGCCCTGTTCTGCCGCGCCGTCGAACAACTCTACTGTTTCGCTGCCCTCTTTCCAGGAGTGCTCGGTCACAATCACCCTGGACACCGGGGTACCATAGTCCACAGAGCCGCCGGTGTAGCAATTTGCCCCATCCCGTGCCCAGCTCAACCCACTATACAGTGACGTAATGCGCAGCACACCGTTAGATAGGGTGCGCAGATAGGCCCCGATGGCAAAGAGCACTTGCGCTAAGTTGTCTCGCGCCGTGGCAATGGGCAGCCAGCCATAGAGTTGATAGTCCCGGAAAATGGTCTTGATTTCTACGGTGACGCCGGTTCCTGCCACGATGTCGGCCACCACTTCCGCTACCGTCTGTCCTGTATAGAGCCCGCCATAGTGGGTCTTGCCCATGAGCAGGCCAACGGCGGAGACGGCGGAAAAGCGGTATGAACTTGCTCCTACCCGTCCCACAGACTGCATGTAGAAGGTTCCCAGCCGACGGCCCTTGTACTCATACTCCAGCTTGTCGTTGCGCACGTATTGGGTCAGGCTGGTGTCCTCGCTGTCCACTTCAAACTCCAGAGTATTAGCCGCAAGGGAATCCGACAGAGCAGAGGTCTCCAGCAGGCAGTCGCCAGTAGTGAGGCGGTAAGCCGCGTCTAGGTCGTCCGAAAACTCCTTGCCTGCATATGTAATGCGGTTCCTCACATGCTCACCTCATTCCGGGATTCGTTGCGGCTCTATGGCGGTAAATTCCACCGTCAGCCCTGTCCAGCGGGTCACCCCGCCCACCTTGTCCTTTTTGGTGTGCCGACCGGAGGTCACCATAGCCTCGAAGGTCATGGTGGTCTGCCCATCTGGTAGTGTAATGGTATGGCTATCCACCGGGGCGGATATGGCCCTGAAAAAGGCGTCGTAGTCGGCCCTGTACCCTGGGTCTGGTTCAACCTCCATAGAATAGTCATAGTAGGTGCCCACCACGTCCCGGATCTCCCGGCCAGACATAGCTCTTCCTGCGTTATCCCCGTCCTCCACGCGGAAGGACTGCTCCAGGGTGCCCAGCCGTACCCTTACTTGGTAGGTCACCCCATCCATGATGATGGACATACTCATACCTCCGTCAGCTTCACACCCTGCCGCTTGGACTCATCATCCAGGGAAAGCTTAAACTCTCGCATAAAGCCTCCGCCCTTGTGCAGATACAAGTGGATGTCCTGTGTGCTCCTAGCGCCGCCTCGCTCGGCAAATGCGTCCCCAGCCGCCCGTTTGATTTCCGAGTAGGGTGCCACAATCTCGGTCTCGCGTTTGTTGTCACCCAGCACCGCCAAGAACGGGTCGTTGGGCGGCACTACGCCACCGCTAGCTAAACCAGGTATATCTCCATAAGCAGAAGAACGTCCACCGGAAGCTGCAACTTTCTGGAGATCTTGCGATGCTTGATTTGCCCGTTTTGTTGCGGAGTTAATTGAGAGCATAATCGCAGCAATACCTGTCGCAATGGCCGCTGCTGCAATGCCAAGTGTAAGCGCTGACTGGAATGCACCCACAGCAATAGCCGCAGCAATAGCCGCTGACGCTACTAATCCAAGAATTGAAATAACCTTTTCAGCTCCAGACATGCTATCCCATACTGACGCTATCTTGGCCGCCAATGCGACAAAGACTCCTATAGCGACCACTACAATAGCCAGTTTCCCTCCGAGGCCACCCGTAATCGTGCTTAGTTTGGATAATACACCTGAGACCGTTTCAACTACTCCGGCCACTGGGCTGATCGCCGCCAGCAGCAACGCAATCCCAACAATTACTTTTTGAGTTCCGCTATCCAATCCGTTAAACCAATCCAAGAACTGTGTCGCCAGTTCCGTTAATTGAGTCACAAGTGGCTGCACACTTTCGGCCAGTTCTGCAATGGACGTTTGTAATTTCAGACTGGCTTCTCTATTCTGGACCAAACCCTCGTTGTTTTGACGCCATCCTTCATATGCTCCACGCAGAGGGCCATCTACAAGCACAGACAGAGCCAGCTTCTGTTGATCTAATTCTGTGTTGCAGAGGGCCAGATTTGTAGAGAAGTTTTCCGCGCCATATCCAAGACGGTCCAACAGCTCGCCAAATTGTCCTGTGGCCGAACCTGTGGCAAGTGTTTCTTGCAGGCTGTCCGCCAAACTCTCAATCTTTAGGGTGTCGGGAAATGTTGCCGCAGCATTGGCGAGCCCCTCAACTGCGATTTGCAGATTGCTCTCAGTAAATCCCGCCTGGAGTAAGTTGGATACGGCTTCGATACTGCTATCAGTTTCACCAGATACAGTATTGAAATCCATAAATGCTTGGCGTGCCGCGTCAATACCTACCCCCGCCTGACGAGCGTTGTTGTCTAGGAGCGAGAGGTCAGCGCGGAACTCCTCTGTTGCAGGAACCGTAGCCAATACGGCCGCTCCTATCCCTCCGATCGTTGCCGTTACTGGTGCGAAGGCATCTTTAATCTTTCCAGCCTTTTGAGACACATTTTCAGCCTTCCTGCCGAACTCGTCCATCCCGCTGGCACAATTATCGAAAGCTTTTTGTGTGTCCTTCAATTCTCGTTCTGTTTCCGCTAACTCGCGCTGGAGGGCATCATACTGGCCTCGGTCTATCTTTGCTCCAGCAAACTCTTTATCTAGTTTTTTGACCGCTTGCTGGAGTTCTTGATATCTCTTGCGGGTTTCCTCCAATTTTTGGTTGAAGGCATCATACTGGTCGGTAGAAATCTGCCCAGCCTCTAATTTGGCATTCATGGCGGCGGCATTTGCCTCCATGCCCTTCATTGATGCTGCTACTGCATCCAGTTCCGCTTTGAGAGGTTCGTATTTTTCTTGGTATGCCTGTCCCCTTTGGAGCGCGGCGTCGGCACTCTGCGCCGCTTGTCGTAATGTCTCCAGCTTCTGTGCCGTGCTTTCTGTTGCCTGCGCAAGAAGCTGCTGCTTCTGTGCCAAAAGCTCTGTGTTCCCAGGGTCAAGTTTAAGCAGGCGCTCCACATCTTTCAGTGATTTTTGCGTGGCAGAGAGCTGCTTATTAGTGCCAGCCAGAGCCTTGTCCAGTTTTGTGGTATCGCCGCCAATCTCTACGGTGATGCCCTTAATTCGGTTGCGCGCCATGCTGACACCTCCCTAAAACCCGTCAAAATCCGCCTGCGTGGGCAAACGGTCATACTCGCAATCGTCGTTCCCCGCCTCAATCAGCATGTCGGTCACCATGCCGATGGTCAGCAGTTCTAGATCCCGGATTGGTATACCCAATTGCGCCGCACGCAAAAGGAACATGGCTGTAGTTATTTCCCGGTCTACTGGGTTCGTTTTTTTTTGCTTTCTCCGATGGACAGGTTATTAAGCTGCCAAAGCTCCAACAGTTGGGGGAATACCTCATAGACGGAGAAGGTTCCGAAGCTGTCCAGCCATTCCTCCACACTGTGCTCTTTCATATCCGGGTTTGCGTGGCGGGCCATTAGATAGGCTACATTCTCGAATACCTCCAGCATCTTCACTGGGATGGGCTGCTCCCCGCTCTCTGATTTCTCTATGGCAGTCTGTAAATCACGCATGTCTTGCATGATGTCTCGACCGAACTTGATACGGTAGAGTCGAGGAACTGCCGCCGTGGCCCGGAAAAGGATATCGCGCCCATCAATTTTGATTGTCTTTTCCATTGTTAAACTCCAACAGTAGCCTGCTGCCAGACCTTTTGATACCATGCGTTATACTTCTCGTCCGGTGTATCCGGGGTAGTCTTCGCTTTAATCACGCCACTGGAGAGCGGGGAGGCCGTGATAGTGATAGTCTCCGTGCTGGGTTCCTTGGTGTTGGTGGTGGTGGCGCCGGTCAGGCTGGGCCGAGTAGCCGCGCAGTTGTAGAGCACATGACGGACAGCCTTCTGATCGCCAGAAAACTCAAAAAGAAGGGCGAAGGGCTTGGGCTCCGCAGATACGTTCTCCACCAGCACCTTGTCCGTTGTGTCCTCTTTTTCCTGCAAAACATCCTTGCGGAAACTGTCTGGAATCAAGGCAATCTCCAGGTCACCGCTATAGCCGTCGTTTGCCGCAGTGACATAGTAGGCCATATCGTCGGCGTAAAATGTGCTGGTATCGCCCTGGGCGTCCATGGACAGATTGACCGCACCTGGGATACGTACTGGAGCGCCGTATGTGACTTCTCCCTCTTCCTCAGTCAGCATGGCGTAATGCACATTTTTGAGACCAAACTTTACTTTATTAGCTTTATTGGCAGGCATAATCACACCTCTATTTCATAAGTAATCTGATAGATTTTCTCCTCGTCGATGTACTCCTCAGACTTCTCCCAGCACAACCCAGCCAAAACCGCTTCTACTCTGTCTTCGATTACCGGATCTTTTTTGCTGGTATAGAGCTCCACTTGATAGCGACCAGCGGAGAAATACATCCCATTATCCGCATAAAACTGGCTATCGTATGAGAACAGATAGCAGACAAAGGGCGGGGCCTGCCGGGTGCGGAAAGCCTGATAGGCTACCGGCAGCCCCGTTGAAGCTAGGCGCTGGGCTAATTCCTTCTGCGTCATTGCAGCGCCTCCTTCAATTTCTGCATCAATTCGCGTTCCACCGCCTGCTCAGCGGGCAGGATGTGTGGAGTGCCATCCACCCGACCACCTCCTACCTTTGCATGACCATTCTCTAACAGGTGGGTAAGTTGTCCGTCAGTCGCATTGTAAACTCTGACCCTGATGCCGTCCGCCCCCTCATAGGCCACGGTAGAGCGCCAACCCTTCCTATACTTCCCTGTGCGCTTGGGGCTCCGGCGTTGTATATCATTTTTGCAGTCCTCTCCAGCGGCCTTGACCACGCGCTTGACCTCATCCGTGACCTCTTCGCCATAGCTGGAGAGCTCCGCCCCGATGGCGTCTGCCAGAGCATCCAGCCGGATTCTAGCCATTGGCTACACCAACTTTCTCCTCCAGGTACAGCTCCACTTCGTCGGTATCCCGCTTTCGGTAGGTGCGATAGATGCGGTAGCGCACACCTTGTAGTTCGGCCTCCGGTTCACCGCTGTAATTGACTGCCGGGGTGATAAATACCAGAGCGGGATTCATGCCCTCCCGGCCACCCTCGAACCATTCCGCACGGGTCACAGACTCCACGCGGCCGAACACCTCCGATCGAGTGCCGTCCCCCTCCACCTGCTCCAGCAAGTCGTTGGTCTGGATGTCCGCCCCAATCAAGACCAGCACATCATCCATCCGTCTCCCTCGCTTTCTGAGAAAACAGGCGGTTGTTAAGCGCCCACCGAAGCATACGCGGCATACCCGTTGTATCTTCCCGGCGTTTCCGGTATAGATAAGCCGCATACATCTCCGTCAACATGCAATCTTCTTGATTGCACAGGTCAAGGTTTATCCCCTCGGTTGTAATCAAAGACTGCGCTGACCAGATTAGGTCTCGCAAATATTCATCCATTCGAGGCGTAGAAATTTGTAAGTCTACTTTGAGCATGCTCAAAATTCCTTCATAGGTCACTCTCTACCCCTCCACTCTTTGGGCTCGCTTTTTTACGTCCCCCGTACCCGCGAGCGCGGCCGGGGGGATTCAACCCCCCGCTGCGCCCGTCACGGTAACGGTATATACTCTTACTGCATTGCCCTGCTGCACGGTAACTGCAATCGTATTAGATGCGGATGCTGTCAGGGTAGCAGTGCCGCCATTGCGCAGATTCTTCCCGTTTACAGCAATAGTTACTTTGGCGTCAGGCTGCACCGCTGTGGCCTCGACCTTTGCGCTGTTCTTGGCCGCAGTGCCGCCGGAATAGGTCAGCTTCGTGGGGTCAAACGACGGTGTCAGCGTCACGCCCTCAATCGCCAAGTCCTGGAGCTGTGCATCGTTGGCGGTATCTGCCGCGAAGGTCATTGCAGTAGTCACCGACTGATTGTTGATATTGATTGCCACAAATGCGCCTGGGATGATGGGCTGTCCGTCCGCTCTCTGCTTGCCCTTATATACCGTGTTGTCTTGGAGGAACTGGACTTCAGTAGACCGCTCAATCGTCATGCCTGCGCGCATGGACAGAAGATACAGTTCGCCGTAGCCGCCCACAATATCGCCATCCGGCATAAACTCCAGGATGTCGACATTTCCGTTGATAATGGGGAGTGTTCCTGCCAAATTGGCGACAATATCGCCGCTGGCCGTAAAGGTAATGAGCTTAGAGCGCAGCTTTGCGTGCGTCTTGCTGTTCATCGCCCAAAACTGTTCTCCACGGCTATAAGTTGTATATGTATTGCCGGTTGCCTCCATCAGCGCCGCCCAAAACTCAGCGCCGGTTACGCTATCGCCGCCGATCTTCTTAATATTGCTCTCGTGCAGATCCACCCATTCGGGCGCAGAGGCAGGATAATCGCTGGGGCGGGCAGTTTGCGCCAGTCTGGTAACAATGCCGAGCGGCATACGGGACGCCGAACCCTTTCCATAGAGGATCGCCTTGTCCATTGCCAAGCCAATGCTCTCGGAGATCATCTCGACAATCCAGGAAGCGAGATTTACGTCGCTGTCCTCCAGGATCGAGTTGCACACCGCAATGTACCCAGCTACCTTATAGCCGTCTACAGTAATCTGGTTAAACCCGAAAGACAGCTCATTGATAGCTCCACACATTTCCGTCCAAACTGCCTCCGGGATAGTTCCGGCAATAGTCTGGCGCGCCTCTCCAGTTACATTGCGCACCCGTACCCGGTTGAGCAGTTTAGAATAGCGGAACATGTTTTCTGCGATCAGCTCCAGGAACACGATAGGGATTGTCAGCTCAGTACCCGTGACAGCTCTGCTCTGGCCTTTAAGGCTACGCATCTGCTCTAGGAACGCCTTGGAATCCTCCTGCGCCAGAATCGCGGTACGCCGCTCTCCGGGCAGGGCATCAAAAGCCCGGCGGTTCATGGGCAGGGAACGAATGTTGATCATTTCCATGTTGGTATCACCTCTCACAGCTTCATTCTTTTTGCTTTTCTCGGGAGATTGAGGCTTAGGAGCCATTCGCTCGATCTCCTCCAGTTCGTTTTCCAACCGCTCAATATCGGAGCTTAAGGTCTGCTTTTTCTCGTCGTGCTCTGCTTTCTCGCTTTCGTACTTCTCTACTTCGGCCTCCACTACAGCCTCTTGCTCAGCGTTTCCGGGCTCTACCTCGTTAATTGATGCCTCGAGCTCTGCCTCTCGCGTCTGGAACTCAGCATCCTTGGCCTCCAGCTCTGCCAGCTCTGCCTTTTTGGCATCAATGGACCGCCGGATCATTAGCACTTTCAGCATGTTTTGCACCTCCGTTAAATCAATTCAATCCGTTCCAGATCGACCCAAAATTCTACAGGGCTCCCAGTGGTATTTACTGCTTCCAAAAGTACACGGTCTGAACCGGTTTTCCCAATCCAATATCCTGTAATCTCACCAGAAAATCCGGTTACAATGTCTTTTGCTTGTCGCCCGATCAATTCCTTGTATTCCATATCGTTTATCCTTTCTGTTCAAAAAAAGAGCGTCCAACTATCGAGGGATCCTCGGTAGTCAACCACTCTCGGCTCTTCCCGGCCAACTCTTAGGCCGGGGCACTTTATTTCGTTTTACTTTTTCCCTTGTAACTTCTGTTACCGTTACGACTTTTTTGTCCGACATGTACCGTACATCTGCCGACTTCCCTCTCTCGAGCGCCCATTCAATGTCGGCAATATTTTCAGGTGTCAGTTTTACCATGCAGTTTCTCCATCGCCCGGTGTTTCCAGGCTTCCGTACGCTTGCGCTTGATTTCCTCCAGGTCATGTTTCCGCGCCGACACTGTAGTATCCTGATAGGCCGGGAACGTGCACGGTGAGATTTCGTATAGCGGGGATACTCGTTTAATCGTCCAGTGTACTGTTCCGTCTTCCCTGTACTCGGTTTCCTGATCTGCGATATCAAACCCAAAAGAGCATCCGGTAATATCTCCCCGCTGGATTCTTGCGTAAGCGTTCATTGCGTCGCTATCATCCCGGTTAATCCTAATGCGTCCCCACAGCCCCCGGCTATCCTGCTTGATTTCCATAGTCCCTGCGGAGGTGCGGCCCAGCACAAGATCCGTATTGTGGTTATACAGGGCCCGCACATCGTCACTCACAGAATCGTCAAAGGCCCCAGGTGCGATACTCTCAGTAGCCCCCGGCCACAGTTCATAGACAGAGTTAAATACAGCGAAATACCCCTCAATGTAGAGGTCTCCGCCATCTTCCCTGACCTCCATTCTGTCCATCTGGATATATCTATGTTCCATATCCTTCACCTCCGTTCTGGACCAACTTCCCCTGATCACCTAGCCTGTCGGCTGGCAGATAATTTTCCAGCGCCAAAAGTTCATTCATTTCCGCGTCCGGCGGCAGATTGAGCCAGCCGCGCCATTCATTTCGCCGTAGCGCCATCCGGTCAACCATTTCAGCGCCAGCGGAAACCAACTCATTGATGCTGTAGGAATATAGACTCCAGGAGTTAAAGCGGAAAAACCATCCAGGCGAATACAGAAGTTTTTTTGTCATTTCCTGCTCAAGCGACCGAGCTAACGGCATGATAGTCGTGTTTACGAAGTTGTTCCACGCATCTCGGTTAAAGTCGCCCACTCCCAGTACAAACGGTGGTATACCCAACACTGCCGCTACAGTACGCTTGTCCAGCGTGACCATCGCGTCCAACGCAAGGTCGGACAGCGTCAGAGGTTTTACCTGCTCGACCGAAAACTGATCCGCCGGGATTAACCACGGTTCTCCAGCTTCTCCGCTCATGGCGTAGCTTTCCAGCAGTTTTTTCCGCCCGCTCGGGCTGGAGAACTCGTCAGTCAAAGCATCCACCTTGACAATGATTGATGGTTTCCACTTGGATGCCATAAATCCTCTTTGCGTAGTCGAGGATTGCTTTAGGTTATTAGCTACATCTGCCAGGGACACTCTATATCCGGTTCCGAGCCACGGGAAACAACTATCGGGATTGAGCACAAAATGGAGAACACTATCCGGCGTATATTCCTTCCCGCCTATGTTAACCTTGTACCCCCACCCATCCTGAATAAAAAAGGCCATAGACGGCGGTATGGGGTTTAGATCTTGGATAATCCCATTTTTTGTGTCGGGCCATACAACTGCGTTTCCGTTCCCCTCCAAATACAGAGTGCGCACAATCCAATGGACAAATTGCTCCCTTGTAGTGTACCTATTAGGTGCTATGTCAATCTTTCTCGACAGTTCATTTCTAATCCGGATATCACCATTTTCTTTGTTTTCCATCAGGTGGATAGTCATAGACCCAATCAAACGAGCAATCGTATCCACTCCGGCCGCAATCTCTGGATTGTGAGACAACGACGTATACCCCTGACAGGTCAGCGTATCAAACGCTTCACTGGAGCAAAGCCATGCAGCACTACGCTTCTTCGGGGGCTCGTCTCTTGCCTTTTGTTTTCTTTGCTTACTCTTCGCCAAACCAGTCCCTCGCTTTCTTTGCCCTCTCCAGATTTTCCAGATACCGTACACACGCAAACACAGAAGCATCAAATAAATCTATTCGATGTTCTGGTTGTACTTTGTCATACTGGATCATGTCATCCGTTTTCTCCACTGCCAGCACATTTTCAACACAATACTCGTACGCTTCGCTATGCAGATAATAGAGATTTCCGTCCTTCGCACTCTGTTCGATATGCCGGAAACCCTCTGATTTTTTGTAGTAATATTGGGGTTGGTCTATGATTTTAAATCCAGCAGACTTCATTCCAATAAAGTATTCTCGGCAAAACTTGCGGTCGTGTCCAATCTGTCGTATCTTGAACCCCTTCCGCCGCATGTCCACAAACCAGTTGACCACATCGGCGTGATTAACGGTGGGGCTGTTGCACAGTGTCAACCATCCATCATCGGCCCAGCCGAATAGTGGGATATTGTCCTGATCTGCTTTGATATGGGCCGCAACTACGGGGAAAAAGGCATGGGTGATGATGATGTCCACGTCCTTGTATCGACCGAACAAAGCTGCCGCTGTCAGATCGTGTAGTTTGGATAGGTCAGCTCCACCATACCAATCAATGGGCAATTTCGCTAACTGCTCCGCTGTCCATCCATATTGCCTGTCACTCTTGCGGAACTCGTCGATGTCAAAATAAGCTTTAAGTGCATTTGTATAGACATTCAGGCTCTTAGCAAAGAAGTCTTTTCTCTGCTGGGGATCGTTCTGAGCTTGTAATGCGTCGTTAAGGATTTCGTTTGGTCGTATGGTAATGCCATATCCGGGATTGGCCATCTCATGAATCTGCGGATCTGTGAAATCTACGCTCCCGTCCTTCACTCCCTCCGGCGCACAGCACATGAAGATAAAATACTGCTCGTCCTTCACGGTGCCATTTAACACCTTCCGGCAGTATTTAAGCCGCTGCCCCAAAAATGCCTGCTCATTGTCACCGGCGGTAGATATGCCAATCAGTAGCTTGTTGGTATATGCCTTCATCGCCTCTTTAAATAGGTTGTATTGTTTGGGCTGCTTGAAGGCGTGAATCTCGTCACAAATTGCGCAGGAAGCATTAAGAGAATCTTGCGCGTCTGGGTTGGAAGCCAAGGCTCGGATAAAAAACGATCCGTCCTCCAATTCCGATTCCATGCTGTGCTCGTTATTGTTGTCTATGATTTTGACCGTCCCGCCGTCCTTCTGGTTCTCTCCCATGCGGTTGATGTTGTACTTCAAAAAATTGAAGCTCTCAAGCGACTGCATTAGGGCGGCGGACGCTATGTAGGTCTTACTCCCGCTCTTCCGGTAAAGCAGGGACAGCGCCCACGCTAGTGCGGCAGCTAGCCCGGTCTTTCCGTTTTTTCGCGGGATATAAATCAGGGCCTCATGGAAACGGACGATATCGGTCCCCTTGAGCTTAAATCCCACCAGATTGTAGATTATAAATTTCTGATATGGCTCCAGCAGGAACATGGTGCCGCGCAATGGCGTCCCGTCTAGCTTCTCACCCTGCTGGTGGCAAAGAGTTTTTTCAATAATCCCAATGCAAAACTCTGGGGCCTTCGGGTCCATCTCATAATCAGGGTTGTCCAAGTCCGTAAAAAAACGGTTTACCGTCTGTTTTAGCTCCTCACATGCAACTTTTCGTCCGTCCCGTATTGATTCGGCGTACTCCAGGACAGTGGGCCAGTTCTTAGCCTTCGATAGCTTGGAGGGCAGAGGCAAGTCCGCCAGCCTTCTCTTTCTTCGGGGCATCGCCCGTCATTTTTTTATAGCTACTCGGCGTCATCCCAAGTTCCCGCCAGTACGCCAAAGCGGACTTGTTAAGATCGTCCCATAGCACAAGCAATGGATTTTTGACGATGTTTGTTGCCCCTCCCTTATTTGTGTACTCCTTCACCGGCTGGCATCCCTCCGCTTGATACTGCTCATAAACCGCATCCCTCTGCTCCAGGATATCAGCTAATGTTGATACCACAGATTCGTATGCCTTCTCCTTCTGTCCCAAAGAGGAAAGTTGACGAGCTAATAAAGTTTTCCATTGCTTTCCCGTCATTGCGATCCCCCTTTGTCAAAATTAGGTTTAGAG